CTGATCAGAAACTTTCCATGTTTCTCAAACTGGCGCAGGACTACCAAGTCCCTGTCCAGAACCTCTTTACGCAGGGAGAAGACGGGAAGGTTTACTTTAATCCGAACGTTCAACCGCATCAGGTTCAACAGCCTGATCCGCGAAAGATCGTTGAAGACGTTTTGAATCAACGAGAGGCCGAAACTCAACTTAAACAGTTCGAGAGCGACCCTCAGATTAGTAGTTATGCAACACCGCAGGTTAAAGCAACGATGGCTGGACTACTCCAAGCTGGACTCGTTCAAGACCTGAAGTCCGCGTTTGATATGGCTATCCGTTTCCCGGAGCACTCGCAAATCTACGACTCGATTCAGCAAAAACAGCGCGAATCCGACGAGCAGAGACGAGCGCAGGAAGCGGCTAGAACCGTAACCAACGCGAGAGCCAATGTAATAAGTCCGAAGACCAGCACTCCTGTTGGCACCTCGACGAAAAGCACTGGCAAAGGGTTGAGGTCGTCTATCGAAGAAGCGTTCGAAGAACACACCTCGCGAGTTTAATGAATTGGAGAAACGATAATGGCTTTTGCTAACTCTAGCATTACCGACATTATCGCCACCACGATCCAGAACCGAAGCGGAGAGCTGGCGGACAACGTTACTAACAATAACGCGTTGCTTCGTCGTCTCAAGTCTAAGGGGAATGTTCGTCCCTTTGGTGGCGGTAACGTCATTCTTGAAGAAATCATGTACACCGATGCGACCACGATTAACGTGGATTCGTATTCTGGTTACGAAGTCCTGAACGTCTCGGCTAATAGCCCGATTAGTGCTGCGCAGTTTTCCATTGCTCAGTACGCCGGTGCTGTCACGATGTCAGGTCTTGAAATGCTCCAGAACAGCTCGAAAGAACAGATCATCGATCTGTTGGAAGGCCGTATCAAGCTGACTGAAGCGCAGTTGATGAACCGCATCGACTACGACCTTTATCAGGACGGTACGGGTAACTCCGGTAAGAACCTGACGGGTCTTGGTGCGGCGGTGGCTGACACCTCGACCAATACGTACGGTGGTATTTCGCGTACTTCCTATACGTTCTGGAAGAACGCGGTATACGCCGGTGTGGCTGACGGTGGTGCGGCTGTTTCGGCGGCCAACATTCAGGCGTATATGACGACTCTTGCACTTCGTCTGGTGCGTGGCTCGAACATGCCTGACCTGTGGATTGCCGATAACACTTACTACGGTTACTACGTCAATTCTCTCCAGGCGATTCAGCGTGTCCAATCCGAAGGCGGTGGTTCAGCGGGTGCAGGTTTTGCGTCGCTTAAGTTCTACGGTGGTGGAACGTCTGCTGACGTTGTTCTGGGCGGTGGTATTTCTGGTGCGGTGAGTCCGTCCCAGAGTTCGTCTGGTGCCACGTCGGCGCATATGTGGGCGCTCAATACGGACTACATCTTCTTCCGTCCGCATCGAGACCGTAACTTCGTTCCCATCGGCGGTGAACGTCAGGCGGTCAATCAAGACGCCATCGTTAAGCTGATCGGTTGGGCGGGCAACATGACTTCCAGCGGGCCGCAGTTCTGCGGCGTGCTGAAAGCTTAAGGAGGCTATCATGGCTTATAAATTGACTGATCCGCCTATCGCTGGTGTCTTTCCGATTGCGAGTACCGATTCTGGTGTTTCTACCGTAGGCGGTACGACCATTCCTACTCCTCCTGCGATGCCGGGTACTATCATCCGTGCGGTTGATCCGACCTACGGTGAAGGTGAATTCATTCTGCTGAAAGGTGTTTCTGGCACGGCTGTCGGTTCGTGTGTTGTATACGACTCGACTTCCTATGCCACAACCCTGGCTCCGGCAGGTTCTAACCTTCCCCGTGCTGTTGCGTTTGCAATGGCTGCTACCAACACCACGACGTTGTGGGGCTGGTATCAAATCAGCGGTCAAGTCGTTGCTAAAAAGACTTCCGGTCTGGCTCTCGCCTCCCTTGCGGCGGTGGGTGTTAAGACGGCGGGTCTTATTGCAGCGTCTGGTTCCGGTAAGGAAATTGAAGGCGCGTTGACGGTGGCGAAGTCGACCACGGCAACGACCGTCAAACTGATGGTGGACCGTCCGCATATGCAGGGTCGTGTTTCTTAATGGAAGTTAACGAAATAGGGGGGCTTCGGCCCCCTTATTTTTTGGAGGATGATTTGAAAAGCGAATGGGTACATAAAAACCCCGACGCGAGTCAGCCGTTAGTTATTCCCTATAACCTGACTTGCAATACTTCCGAAGAAGATATTTTCGCTAACGTTTTAGTCAATGCTAAAAAATGCAGTAATTGGGTAAAAAGACTTCCCGAACACGATGGTATAGCTATCGTCTGTGGATCGGGCCCGAGTCTTAAAGACTCACTGGAAGAAGTTAAGAATTCAACGGGTAAGATTTTCGCTCTCAATGGAGCGGCTAAATTCTTATCCGATAATGGAATCCTGGCTGACTATCAAGTCGTCATGGATGCCAAACCTGACACCATTTCGGTGGTAGGCCCTGCTAAAAAATATCTATTCTGCTCACAGGTACATCCCAAGACGTTAGACAAAGCCATGGAATTGGGTCCCATGACCTTATGGCACGCGACGTTTGGGAATGCGATGGTAGATGAGCAAGAAGGTTTCCCAGAACATCATGACGATTACACAATAATCGGTTCTGGTATCACTGCTGGAATTACCTCACTCATTCTTCTCTATACGTTAGGTTATCGAAAGGTAATCTGTTACGGGTATGACTCCTGTCACAAAGACAACCATGGGCATGCTTTCGACCAGCCTATTAACAACGGTGACCCGTGTACGTTGGTGAATTTTAGGGGCAAGGATTATCTGGCCTCTTTAACGATGTCTTCTCAAGCAAAGCACTTTCATGGGTTTGCTCAAGCTCTAAAAGACATGGGTATGGATATTCAGGTGAAAGGCTACGGTCTTTTACCTGACATGTACAACGCCGTTCTTACAGAACAAGAGAAGTACGAAGAGATGTGGAAACACAGCGAATATCGACAAGTATCTCCTGGTGAACACTGTGTCGAAAAGTTCATGGAAGTCGTTAAACCTGAACAAGGTTCTACCGTAATTGATTTTGGTTGTGGTACTGGTAGGGGTTCAATCGAACTCGTAAAGCACGGTTTAAACGTCACCATGACTGACTTTGCAGTGAATAGCCGTGACTTCGCCGCAAGAGACATTCCCTTCGTTAAATCTGACCTATCGAAGGAAATCCCTCTTACATCTGAATATGGATACTGTACAGACGTCATGGAGCACATACCTCCAGATCAGGTAGACCAGGTTATCAGAAACATCCTACGCGCCTCCGGGCGCGTTTTTTTTCAGATCAGCTTGGTCGATGACTGTTGTGGAAAGTTGATTGGTCAACACCTTCATCTCTCCGTCCATTCCTACGAATGGTGGTTAGAGAAATTTAATGAACTTGGATTCTCCGTCGCGTGGTCGGAGAACCAAGGAGAGTCAGCCCTTTACTACGTCTCAACTACTTGAGGAATCTATGCTTGCTTCTGATTTGAATAATCGTGATTTTGCCGGTGCTCGTAACCCTGATGATCTGTTGAATGTGACGTTCTACAAGTCTTCGGAACAGAATAACTACGAAACTGAAAAACAGGGCCGTCCTATCTTTGTTGAAAAGGATATGGTCCGTATTCAGATTGCGGGTCGTAACGACCTGACCATTGAGTCAGAAGTTAGAAACGAACACAAGATTCGTTTCCCCCGTCAGTGGCAAGCCTTCCTATTGAAGTACGAAACGCATACTCAGGCTATTGGCACTCCGGTTGAAGAGTGGCCGGCTATTACTCGTTCGGAAGCGGAAGAGTTGAAAGGCCTTAAGTTCTACACCGTCGAACAAGTTGCCGCAGCTTCAGATATGCAGGCTCAGCGGATGGGCATGAACGCTCCTGTTCTAATCCAGAAAGCCAAAGCTTTTCTTGAACAAGCTAGAGACACCGCTTTTACCCAAAAGCAAGCGGCAGAACTCGCTCGTAAGGATCAGGAAATCGCAGAGCTGAAAGCTAACCAGGATCGCCTTGCTAAACAGATGGAACAACTGATGAAGGACAAAGGCGAAAAACCTAAGCGTAAGTACACCAAGAAACAGGATGTAGTGCCCGAAACGAATCAGGACGCTCCTCAATGATCGAGATGAAAGGCGTTGAGATAACCGAAAAGGTAGTAGCGATTGTCATGTTCGGTCCGGCCACAGATACAAGCGGTTTCCGTCCGGCAGAGTACTATCAAGTAACAATTGATCCTCAGCAAGTTTCTCCATCAGGGAAATATATCTATTTCGGTGCGAATGACGGCGACCAAATAAATGGTTGGCAGAGGCTTGAAGCGATGACTATCTGTGAAGTCTTAAAAGACAAAACAGACGTTAAGCAGGGCGTAACGATGAGGGTAGTGAAATGAGTTCTACGATGCTCCAGTTGGTACAGCAAGCTACTACTGAATTGGGTTTGACTGTACCGACTGCGGTAGCGTCTAGTACTTCATCGGACATCGTGCAGATTCTAGGTCTTCTTAATGCTGTCGGGTATGAGTTACAGCGTGAATACGAATGGCAGGCGATTAACAAAGAATATCGGTTTACTACGGTTTTCTATCAGTACACCGGTGACAGCACGGCCTCTAGTACTTCTTTGACCGGCATGTCTTCGATTGTCGGGTTAGATAGTAATTTCATGGTAACGGGTACTGGAATCAACCAAGACACCTACGTTTCGTCAGCCGTAGGTGCGACGGTGACGTTGGACCAAGCCGCTACGGTTACTGCTACCGGAACTACGTTTACATTTGGTCAAACCAAGTATTCACTACCCTCTGACTTCGACAGACAGGTCGACAGAACTCACTTCGACAAATCTAAACACTGGGAGATGTTAGGACCAGAAACCGCTCAACAGTGGCAGTTTTTGAAGAGTGCGTATATTTCTACGGGTCCGAGAATTCGTTATCGAATCCTTGGTGGTAAGTTTCAAATCTGGCCTCTTATCTCGACGAACGATTACCTTGGATTCGAGTACATCAGCAACTATTGGGTAACCTCCACAAGCTCAACGACAGGACCGGACAAGTCTTCACTCACTGCCGATACAGATACCTGTATTTTCCCCGACAGACTCATGGTGTTAGGACTGAAAAAGAAATATTGGGAGATTAAGGGTTTCGATACGACAGCGATTACCAATGACTACGAAAAACATCTGTCTATCGCTAAGGCCAATGACTCAGGAAGTCCGACTCTTTCCTTTGCGCCGAAGCCGAGTTCAGTATTGATCGGATGGGAGAACATCCCAGATTCTAATTACGGTCAATGAAGGCGCAACGCTCTGTCAGTAAAGCCGCTTCATTGCCGGCTCCGGTAGGTGGTTGGAACGCTAGAGATGCTTTAGGGGATATGGACCCGTCAGACGCGGTATCCATGGTCAATTGGTTTCCTCAGACGTCAGACGTTCAATTACGTAAAGGTTATTCCCAGTTCGCTACCGGTATCAGTGGTCAGGTAGAAACCATATTTTCATACGCAGGCGCATCTTCAAACAAGATGTTCGCTTTTGCCGGGACGTCTGCGTATGAAACTACCGCAGGTGGAGCTGTTGGAGCTGCGGTATTAACAGGATTAACTAACGCTCGCTGGCAGTACATAAACGTCTCTACCTCTGGAGGTAACTTTTTACTGTCCGTAAATGGCGCGGATAAGTTAAGAGGTTATGACGGGACGAATTGGTACACAGACGGTGATGGAAGTCACGACATCACCGGGGTTAACACAGCCAACTGTATAAACATAAATCTCTTTAAGAACAGAGTTTGGTTCATTGAGAAAAACACGTTAAAGGCTTGGTATTTACCTACCAGCTCTATCGCTGGCGCGGCGACTCAATTTAATTTTCAAGGCGTCGCTAGAAAAGGTGGATATCTGGTCGCTATGGGTACGTGGACCATCGATGCAGGTTACGGAGTGGATGATATAGCGGTATTCATCACGTCTCAGGGTGAAGTCATAACCTACGGTGGTACTGATCCTTCCAGTTCGACCACGTGGTCTTTAGTCGGTGTATTTGAAATCGGCGCACCTTTAGGAACTAGATGTTATTTAAAGTTTGCGGGTGACATTCTCCTAGCGACTCAAGACGGGGTAGTGCCTCTCTCTGGTGAATTACAAAGCTCCAGGGTAAATCCTAGAGTCGCGTTGACAGATAAGATTCAATTCGCAATGTCTAACGCAGCCACTACTTACGGAAGTAACTTTGGCTGGCAGATGATCTATTACGCCAAAGCCAATATGTTGATGCTAAACGTTCCGGTTTCCACAGGAAGTCAGGAACAGTATGCAATGAACACCATTACTAAGAATTGGGGACAATTCCAAAACGTCTCGGCGAATTGTTGGGAAATATTCAATGACGAACCCTATTTCGGTGGAAATGGGTATGTAGGGAAGTTCTGGAATTCGTTTTCGGATAATTCCACGAATATCAACGGCACGTGTAAACAAGCTTTCAATTATTTTGGTATGAGAGGGGCGTTGAAGAGGTGGACATTAATGCGTCCGACTCTTCTGACAAACGGAAGCCCACAAATACTCTCATCAATAGATATTGATTTTGGCGATACCGCTTCAAGTTCTGCGCTCTCTTTTACTCCGACTAGCTATGCCGTGTGGGATACGGCTATTTGGGACACCTCCGTTTGGGGTGGAGACTTAGGCCTTCAGAGTAATTGGCAGGGTGTAAACGGTATTGGTTACTGTTGCGCCCCAAGAATTCAGGTTGCTTCTAATGGCATTGAGGTTCATTGGGTAGCCACTGATCTAGTCATGGAACGCGGTGCGATTCTTTGATCATCGACAACGACCATAAACGTATCGGTGAGTGGATAGCGAAGAAGACAGACAGTGAATATCGAGAAGGCAGTAAATGTATCGGTCTTGAGAAAGACGGCGAAATTATAGCCGGTGTTTTATACGACTGGTTCAATGGCTCATCTGTCTACGCTCACATCGCAATTGAAGGACCGATCAATAGAGAATTTCTTTGGTTCATCTTTTATTACCCGTTCGAGCAACTAGGCGCAAAAGTAATCATAGGACTAGTTGCCGAGGATAATAAAAAAGCTCAACAGCTAGATGAGCATTTAGGTTTTGTACTCAACTCCATCATTCCCCAAGGCCACCCAAGCGGTGGCCTTTTCATTTATACGATGAACAAGAATCAATGCAGGTGGTTAAATGTCAAAGCCAAAAGCTCCGAAGTCGCCTGACTATAAAGGCGCAGCAGTAACTCAAGGGCATATAAATAACCCCACAGTTAATACTGTCGGTGGAAGTCAGACAGTTACCTGGAAAGGTAATGATCCTACCGTTACCCAGACACTTAGCCCAGAACAACAAAAGCTCTACGACCAGCGCGTAGCAATGCAGCAAGGCTTAGGGATGTTAGGTCTTGGG